CGATGCACGATCCGGCCATACTTTCCTTGGCCAAGCTCATACGCGGTATTTCCTATGTGCATCCACTCAATATGGTACTGAGTGAACGGCGCAGTAGATCTGAGGCGGATATCTGGCGGTACAATTACTTGAGACCTGTTGCTAATCATGCCTCAGGTCCAGGACCGCATCCGTACGGCACCAAACTGCTAGATATGTTTTGTCCTGCTTGGAGGGCAGAACAATCTGCCATTCTACGGGGTGTGGTACCGGAGTTTTCTAGGGCACAGTACTTCGTAGATTCGGCTGGTTTTCAACCAAGTACTGCTAGACCAACAAAGTTGAAGACACCGCAGGTTGGTAGTGAATTCAGCCAGAGCCTGTCAGATAAGCTTGGTACCGATTACACCGTAGTTTCACCTTGGGCAAGAGATCCATGTCGTTCCATGCCAGAATCTATGCTTGTTGAAGCCCTAGCAGTCTTATCTGAAAAGTACAGTTCAGTTGTGGTGCTGGGCTATGATGAGTGTGTTAAGTGGAAAGCTCGACAGTCAAATGTACTTTGGTATCCGCTGGACTTCGAACCATTTTGTACACGTGCTGAGATGATGGAACAGACAGTAGAGTTGGTCCGTCGGTGCAGCCGCGTGTTTGCTGTGGACAGTTTTGCTGCGCATCTTGCTGGTTGTTTGGGGAAGAAACTATTGTCTGTAGATGGCCCAACGCTTGTCGCTGTGAACACGAAGCATTACTCGTCTGTAGCTACCTGTAAGACTACTGCGGCTCCCAGCTGTCGTGGTTGCTATTACAGTAAAGACAACGGTTGGAGTCCTAGTTGTCGTACAGACGGGTGTGCTGTGATTGCATCAGTTACACGTTCGGATCTAGAAAGTAGCACTGAGAGGGCATTTGGATGAGGCTTTTGGTTGGGGTTGTCACACGACGAAGACAGAAGTTGTTGGAATTCATGCTCCGGTATATGCACTTGGATCTTAAGCAAGAGGTTCGCGGTGCCACAGAGATACATGTCTTTGAGAATGATACAGAAGCCCGTTCGCTTGAAGTGCTTCGCGGTGTTTCTACTGATATCCGTCCGATAGGTTACAGCTTACTGCCTGATGAGCGACCCAGGGAATCGATTGCTGATCGCAATGCAGATTTGGGTGTAGCTCGGCGTGAAATTATCAACGAATTCATGAAACACCCACAGTTCACACACTGCGTGATCCTTGATGATGATATTGTAGTTTCTTTGAATACCATCTGGCAGGGTGCTAAGGATTTGGAGCTACTGAAGGATTTTGGTATCGCTACGTTGACTATGCATCCTTTTCCGAAGCGCATTGGCTCTTGCAGGTACACCTGTGGTGATCACATTTTCGCTAATCACGATTTCAGTGGGGACAATGCTTGGATCATACCTAAGGAGACCATCCAAAGATTCGGCAATCTGTTTGGGCCACATGATGGGGGCTACGCTAACACTACGTGGGCGGCTATCAAGAATGCTGGCCTTACAAATGTGACTAGGTACTCACCAGCATACGACATTCAGCACGTAGGTGTAGAAGGGCTAGCTGGAACAACTATCTACAGAGACCAGGAGAAGAAACCTGGTTGGGCTATGGAACTTTTCAAAGACTACGTAAGCAAAAGAACCTTGCATAGCGAGATCGCTATGCTATGGTCGTCGGCAGGAGCAGATGAGTTACTTGACTTTGTGCGGAGGGAGACAATCGTGCGTAACCACAAACAGTGTACTGAAGGTGTTCGAGATCAAGTCCTGATGCCGAAAGGCAAGGTTGAGATTCTTTGTGAGAACGCGAAGACCGGCGAGATAGAGAACCGCATTTCCGTTGACAATTTGGTCGTTAACAACGCCAAGAGTATTATGGCACATTTGCTCGGAAGTGCCTCTAGCGATGATTGGGCTATCAAGAGAATGGTGTTCGGCTCTGGTAGTACACCGCCGACCGAGTCTGACGTTTCACTTGAAGTCCCGATCACACCAGAGAAGACTGTTACATCGGATTACCCAGATGACAGCTCAGTACGTTTCACTGGTGTTCTTGAGAGCGATGAGGCCAATGGCTTCCCGATCAACGAAGCGGCACTCTATTCTGGGAGCGAAGGCATATTCTCGCGCATCGTTTTCGGGCCGCTCAACAAGTCTTCCGACTTCCGATTCGTCTTCAGATGGACGATATACTGGTAACCCCTAGGTGCTAATCGAATACGGCACGATAGCTAGTCGGATCGTACATTGCGATCCGACTGAGTGGCAGAGTGTTTGTCACTCTTTGAATAACCCAGAAGGCGAGGCTTTCTTCAGGCCTGATTACGCTTTTCTGTCTGGGTTGACTGCATGGTTTCGGCACTGCGGTATCCGGGTTGATGGTGATCTTGTACCGGATACTAAGTGGCTGACAACAGACATACCTAGGGACTTGCTACCTGGTATCGAATTACGAGATTACCAGATACCTCCAGTACAGAAAGCTCTTTGCTACAAGCGTGGGATTATTGCGAACTGCACTGGTGCTGGAAAGACAATCGAGTACGCGGCTCTAGTGAAACTGTTGGGTGGCAAGTCGATTTGTATTTTCGAAACCACAGCTGCGGCGGAGCAGATGCTTGAGTGCCTTAAAGAGTACGGCTTGGAGAGCTGTGGTATCATAGGTGGTGGCAAGAAGCGGTATGCAGATCACATGCTGGTGGTTAGTGATTCCGCGTATTCTAGGATTGTCAAACGGGATGAACGATTCGCACAGCATTTGCATGAGTGTAAGCTGTTGGCTTTCGATGAAGTGCACCATCTAGGTTCTTCGAAGACTTGGTTGCAGGTCTGTCTTTATTGCCCGGCCCCGTATCGCATAGGTCTGTCGGCCACACCATTTGATGAGGAGTGGGGCGTTAGCGATCTGACTTTGGTTGGGGCAGTTGGTGGTATCATAGACTTATTGCCTTCGAAGGTCCTTCGTGATGCTGGCTACCTTGCTGAGCCTTTCGTGTTCATGATTCCAGTAGCTGGTGCCACGGTAGATTTGGTGCTGAGTAACTGGGTTGAGATCGAGAAGCAAGCGATCGTTCAACATGAGTACAGGAACAATCTGATCATCTCTATATGCTCTCATACTGTTCAGAAGATACCGGATGCCAAGATGTTGGTATTGGTACGACAGGAGAAACATGGACGTTTCCTGTGCAAGAAACTGAATGAGTTGGGAGTACGCGCCAGGTTCTCATTTGGCAGTAAGCGCATGTACGATGAGAATGATCGGTGTGTGCATCGGTCCTATTCAAAGGTACGGGCAGAGTTCGAAGCTGGAGAATTCTCTGTGCTCTTGGGTAGTGTTGTTTACGATGAATCACAGGACATGCCTTCTGTTACGGATTTGGTGTTAGCATCTGGTGGTAAGAAGATGCGTCGTCTCAAACAACGTCTCGGGCGAGGTGAACGTAAGTGTACCGGGAAGAAACACGTGCGGGTCTATGACTTCTATGATTCTCAACACCCTTCTACTGCTCGGCATTCACGACAACGTTCGGAAGGCTATGCTGAGGAAGAGATCTTTGAAGTTACGAACCCGAAGGTAGTGAACGATCTGGTCAATGGAAGGGTCCACCCAGATCAGGTGATCGCTCTGTTCAAAGGGGACGGCGATGAAGATTACAATAGGCAAATCGGACAAGCTATCTGTACCGGGAATGTATGAATCTTCCGGTACTTCGTTATCTGTAGAATTCGAAATTGATGACTCACTCACGAGTGAGCAACGACTACAACGTCTAGCAGAGTTGAAGAACGAGTTCGAGGCTCTGTACTGGCCGTTGGTAAGCTACGACTTCCAGGTGTACCTGCAACGACTTCAAATTGGCACGAAGCAGTTTCTCGACTTCAAAACCCAAGCACAGAAATAGGCAATTGTAATGGGCGAACAAGCACAAACTCAACAGACGTATCCGTACGATCTGTTGTTCCAGCGGTATCTGCTAGCGTTAGCTGTCCAAGATCCTGCATTTCTGGCTGGGCATCGAGAATGCCTCAGCCCGGACTATTTCGAGGACAGACCTTTGAAGTTCCTCAGTTCTACAGTGTTACAGTTTTACGATGCCTACGGACAGATACCAGCGCAGACTGCTATGGTGGAATACGTGATCCAGGCATTGCAAAGTGGTAACAAGCAAGACATAGCTCAGACAGTGATGGAGATCGTAGGTTTCCTCTACCAGAGTGAAGTACCCAATGCTGATTTCATCCGGGATAAGGCTGTGCACTTTGCTCGACGGCAGGGGCTCAAGCGCGCAGTCATGCGTGGTATTGACGTACTACGTAAAGACGGAGACCCGGAAGATGCTTTGGCGATGTTCGAGAAAGCCATGTCTATTGGGGCCATACAGTCAGAGGGTACAGATGTCTTCGAGATCATGTACAAACTCCCTGGTATGTGGACAGAGATGATGTCGGCGCGGGGGGCCATACCGACAGTGTTCATGCCGTCGTTTGATCGAGCATTGTATGGTACTGGGCCACGTCGTGGTGAACTCTATGTCATTCAGGCAGTGCCAAAGGCTGGTAAGAGTATGTTTCTGATCAACTTTGGTGCCATGGCGATACAAATGGGCTTTCGAGTTCTTCATATAACGATCGGTGATTTGAAGGAATTCGATGTGGCTCACAGGTACGCATCTAGGTTCACTGGCGTGCCAATGAAGCAGATTTTGCACAACGACCCATCTTACATCGCAGCCGTTAAGCACAGTCTCATGCAGAGCGGTAAGCTACGGGTAAAGTATTACTCTCCGTTCACGTTGACAACGACACACATTCGTTCATACATGTCGTGGTTGCGTACTACCAAGGGCTTTCAACCGGATATGCTCATCGTCGACTACCCTGATAAGATGAAGTACGATCGAAGCAATACATATGGTGAGCTTGGGCGGATCTACATGGAGTTGAAAGCAATCCTTGACGATTTCAATTGCGTCGGTTGGGTTGCTAGCCAGTCTAATCGTGGTGCGAAAGCTGCAAAGCTGAATACCACTGAAAACATGGCTGAGTCTTGGGACAAGGTTGCGAATGCTGATGGCATCATACCAATAACGAAACTTGATGAACAGGGTAATGAAATCAAGGACACAGAGGATCTAGATTTCGACGGACCAAGGACTGGGCACCACCAAGCATACGTGGAGAATGTACGTTTTGGTCATGATGGTTTTCAACTCAAACTTTGGTACGACTTCGCACGTTGCTATCTTTGGGAGGATTCACCGTACACTAAGAATGTAGCGAGGGACGCGGCTAACACAGCTGCAGCGGAAGCGAACTTAGCCATGGCCGAGGCTGCTGTGATTCGAGGTGTACGTGCTGAGTCTGTGGAAACGCCGGGTGTTGATCCAAGTAAGTGGGTAGGAGCTTTCAGTGGGTGACGTACGTATGCATATCAGCCGGATAGCCGCTGGTCAGTACGAAGATCGACCAGAAGTGCGTAATTGGGAAGATATCGAGAACGCTCTGGTAGAGCACTCCGGGTCTGATCCCAAGATTCGTGGTGATGAACACATTCATGACTGTCCTTTTTGCGACAAACCAGGCCACCTCTACGTGAACTATGTTAAAGGCGTGTACAATTGTTACCGTTGCGGTGGTGATGATCCAAATGGTAAGGGAAACATCTTCAAGCTTGCAGAACTCTTAGGTGTTACTGTAGAGACCGATGAGCTTGATTTGTCTCAGGGTGTGACAACAGAGAAGCTTGATCAGGATCTAGCTGCCATAGCCATGGCCAGTGATGGTCTTGTACCAAATCAGGAGCCACAGTACGACCAAGATGAGATGCCTATAGCGCCACCACCTGGTATGAAGTACATCGATATGGCTACTTGGTACCAACCAGATGTCCAACTCGCCGTTGCCTACTTAGCTAGTCGAGGTATCACTGGCCAGCATCTGTATCATTACAGGTTAGGAACCTGCAGTTTTTCACAGTGGCAGTTTATCGTATTCACAGATTACAACAGTGCTGGGCAACTTCGTTGGTGGCAGAAACGCTGCTTCAACTTTGGGTATGTTGGTGCAAAGTACATGGGTCCTAAGGGTGACAAGGCAGGCAAGATTGGTAACTGGTATCAGGCACTTCGACAACCTGTGGATTACATAGGGGTATGTGAAGGTCCGGTTTCTGGAATTGTGGCTGGTTTGGAATTCACTTGGTTGTGGGGTAAGGAGCACTCGCCGGAGCAGCTAGAAACGCTACTGACTGCTGATAAGCTGGTGGTGATCGCAATGGACGGTGAGGCTAAGGCTTTCAAGAACGCTTTGGGCCTCGCTAGTGAGATCAGAAGTCGTGGTGGCAAGTCGATGATAGTGCCAATGCCAGGTGACCATGATCCAGCATCGTTGGGTGCTGATCAGTTCAGAACTCTATTGAACACCGCGTTGCAGAATCAGGATCACAACGATCTGGATTTCCTGGAGCGTGTTGTTCGAGATTATGTTTGAGAGGTAAGCTATGCGTAATAAGACCATAGGACCGCTGATTCGTGCCGCACGAGAAAGAAAGGGACTGACTCAGGCTGAATTGGGCCGGGCCATCGGTATTCGTAACAACAATACTGCTCAGGTGACAATTTCGAAGTATGAACGTGATGTCGTTTTCCCGACAAATAGGCTAGGTGGGCTTGTCAAGGTGCTGAAGCTACCGAGAAAACGTGTGACAGCTTTGGCGATGTCCCAGTTATGGTCAGTTTGATTTTCTTAATAATTTATTCTTGACTTCATACCATCCGGTGCTATATTTCTTTCAGTGTTGGTCAGCAACCAACACTAGGAAAGGACGGCCGTAGATGAGTCATGAACTAGTAGGTAGTGAGGAACACGGGTACAGGTTCAACTACAAGAACGAACCTGGCTGGCATTCTCTGGGGACTTCGTACGGTGAAAACGAGAGCCCTACATCGGAAGACGCTGTTGGTCGTGCCACTGAGGGTGTTCGTGTTGTGAAGACACCGATCCAGTTCACGATTGATGACCAGATTTACACCTCGGACTCTCAATTCAACATCGTGAGGATGCCTATTCGGGAGGATGACCGTATGCGCGAGTTCGGTGTTGTAGGATCGAGCTGGCAGCTGGAGTCCTACGCGAACTGCGCAAAGATCTTCAACAAGCTCACCGAGCAGTACCCGGTCGAGACGTGCGGCTTGATCAAGCACGGAAGCCTTTGCTTCCTTGCGCTTCGTGCAGACGACTGGGACGTGTCTGGCGACAAGCTGACGAGCTATCTCGTCATTCAGCTCTCTATGCAGCCCGGTGAGTCGCACAGAGTCCTGCACACAAACGTACGAGTTGTATGCAACAACACATTGCAGCTTGCGATCGGCGGCGCGGCTCTCAACATCAAGATCCCGCATGAGGCCGATTCCACATCTCAAATGGCTTTGGCAGCCGATATCGTCAAAGCGTTCCATGAGTCCAAGGATCAGGCTAAGCGCGTGTGCGAGTTCCTGACTCAGGCGGAGTTCACTGTGGATGAGGCTCTCGCAGTGTTTGCTCGGGCGTTTCCTGCCCCGGCGATGCCTAGGAAGCTTCGTATTCTGCACAAGGCATTCCCTGATGTCACTGATCGTGTGACATACGTGAAAAGCTTGGATGACGAAGAACTCAAGAACCTCAAGAAGGCAGAGGAGCGGTACGAGCAGATGCTTGTCCGGTCTGGGAATCTGCGTGATATGGCCATGGAGAAATTCCAGAACTTCGACACGCCGTCTTTCTCTGGCACCGCTTGGGCAGCTTATAACGCTGCCACAGAGGTTTCCGACTGGCGCGAGGGGCGAAACCAGTTCGAGTCGGCGTTTGTCGGTTCACGGGCGCAGGAGAAGGTGAGAGCTTTCAGTGCTACGACGGATCTCGTTGCTGAGAAGAACGAGGCGTTCGCAGCACTGATCACTGACTGACAGTCGGCTGGGTGGGAGAGCTTCGGCTCTCCCTTTGGCCGCTTACTAAGGGAGTAGCCAAAGGGGAAGCAGATGAATCCTGGACGTGTGGTTAGGATACTACGCAAGGCACGGGGACTTTCGGCCACTGAGGTAGCGCAGCGTATGGGTATCACTCAAGTAGCACTTTCGTATCTTGAGACCGGTCGCAACTCTTGGAGATCCAACATGATCTTCTCCGCTGCCCATGCGCTTGGAGTGCGTCCCTTCCTTCTGCTCATGTCTGATAGTGAGCGTAGAAGGGCTATGCTCATCTTTGGGTGAGCGTCCTTTCCCAGAGAAAACCACCAGGGGTGGTCCTTGGTGGTTTTCTCTTCCTTAAGAACATAGCGTCGCCTGCTATGCTAGTTTGATAGGGTAGACATGAAGAGCAAAGCATCGTCAAGCAGATACAGTATTTCTGTGCCAATGTGGTTTTCAGAGGATAGTGAGGCTGATGAAGAAGCATTGCTAGTCGATTTCGAGTACACACCACCAGAGTCGGCACAGATGTATGAGCGGAGTGGTCGTGCTCCTTGTCCCGGCAGCCCGGCTCAGGTTGAGGTCATGCAAATGGTGCGTGAGAACGGTGCTGTAGTTGAATGGGACGATTTGGATGAAGGAATACAGCAGTACATTGAGCAGTCATGTTTTGAGCACGTGGCTGCGTTGAGTAGTCAGTAGGAAAGGAAAGGGCAATGGCAAAGAAACAAGCGACTGTAGTAGTACGTATGGAGGACCCGAAGGCGAAAGCGAAGCCGGATCTCAGTTACGGTGGTAGCTCCCTTTCTGTCGGTGTTGATAATGACACTGACGG